GGCCCATAGAGATGTGTCCAGCAACATTTTCTCCAATAACCCAAGTCGGCCTGACAGCTTGGATAATTCTAAGCATTTCCGGCCAGAGGTGTCGGTCATCTTTATCGCCTCGTCTGACCCCGGCAAGGCTAAAGGGCTGGCAAGGATATCCGCCACAAATAATGTCAACTGATCCTCTGAATCTTTCTGCGTCATTTGCTAACTCCCTAACATCATCAATGATTTCTGTATCCGGCCAGTGCTTACGCAAGACTTTTTGCGCGTGTTTGTCATACTCGCAAAACGCGACTGTCTCGTAGCCACCCACCAGCTTTTCGCCGGCGTAACTAAAGCCGCCAATGCCACTGAATAAGTCTAGCATCCTAAGCATATCTCATTCCCTCGCCATCAAGTCGCGGCACACCATAATGAAGTCAGGCCAAGACAGTGTCGCCGTATAACGCCAGTCGTATGCCTCAGCCACGTCCTGAGCCAGTGGCCGCCCTAACCGCGCCAGCGCCTCAATGGGTATCCGCACGCTTATGTCCTGCCGGTCTAGCTTCCAGATCAGGCACGGCAGGCAGTCGTTAGGATTGCCGTCTGATGTGCGGGCGGCGGTCACTATCTGATCCCACCAAGAAGATGACACGGAATCTTTATATCTTTTCAGTTCCAATAAAAACGGAAACGATGCGTCTGAGGCTGTCAGGTCTGCCAGATTTTTCGTCTGGTACTGCTCAAGGTTGCGCTTAAACTTTATGCCCAACTCATCGAACAACATGCCCGCGATCTGCCTTTCAAACGCTGCCCCCTTGGCGCGCCCACCCCCGGCACGCATCAACCCCGCCCCGCTTGGCGATCCATCTCAAACTGCATATTGCGCTGGCGTGCATTTGCCTCTAACTGCCTGACCAGCAGCTCATCGGCAAGCGACGACTGACTGCGGTGAGCCGACACAGCCAGCTCGGCCTTTAGCATTTCGATAGTCGAGGCTCTGAGCCTCAACAAAACTGGTTTAACTTCACTCATTTTATGACCCTTCTGTGATCGTTGTTGGAAGCAAAAAACGCTTCTGGCTTCTTTTTGGTACACTTATGTCCCGAAACACCTACATGCCGCCAGTGGGCAAATTTGGGCGATTAAAGGCATAGTGATATTTTTCTGCAATTAATCTAATAATAATGCAATATCGGTATTGTCATATGTAGATAGCATCCCTATATATAATAGGTAAGAGGGACAAATTAGGGAAATCAAGGAGATTACGAAATGACACTAGAAAATAAAATTAACGAGTTTTTGACAGACAACTCTTATCGGGTCTACAGCGATAAAATGACGGCTGCCGCATTCAACGCTGCACAAAGTCATCTTGATAATCTTTACGATACGAGGCAAGAGGCTGGCCTAGATGCAGATGGTGAAGATTTTTTATCTGATTATTACGTTGCTCGCATAGTCGAGCGCGTTACTGACGAACTTTATACAACTTACAAGTTTGACGCAAAAGACAATGCATTTTGGGTTGAGTTAAAAGCAATCGTGGATGCACACAATAACAAGGCGGCGGCTTAACAGCCCCGCCTCAACCAAAGGGAGATTACCAAATGACTAAATTCTTAAACGGCGACACCATTGAACTCAAAGCTATTAAATATGCTGAGTTTGCATCTGAGGAAACACATTGCTTTGAGGCTAACATTTACATCAACGGCAAGCTTTATTGCCACGTTGATAACGATGGGCGTGGTGGATCAAACCGTTACGACAGGTGTGTTCAAAAATTGTGCGAAAGAATTTCTCAAGAATTGCCAAAGTGGCATAGCAAATGGGATGATTCTTGGAATGAAACAAATTTGGAAATCTGGTGCGGGGATCAAGTAAATATGTTTTTGGCTAAAAAAGAGTTTGCTAAAGCTATCCGCAAAAGTGTCTTGGTGATTGATCCCAATGAGCCAAAAGATGTCCAAGCGATATCTTTTAAGGGCAAGCCTACCATTACAAACAGGCATATTGATTATGTAGCCAACAAATACTCAGATCATAAAATACTTAACGCAATGCCAAAGGAAGAAGCGTTTGAAGTGTTTTACGCATTAACATAAAAGGGGCAAAACATGAAACAGATCAGATCAGATCGCGTCAAACTCTGGTACGTCGTGAGCCGTCCGTTCACGCATCCGGTTGTAACTGGCCCGATCCACGACAGGAACGACGCAATCGCGTTGGCTTGTGAACGCACCGACCACAAGAGCCTCATCACGCACATATCGCGTGGTGAATCTTGGGTCGGCGGTGAGGTTGTGTGTAGCGCGTACCGCCTACACATTAACGGCTGGACAGAGTTGGCGCCCAAGAAGCCTGACGGACGATTAAAAAAGCCATCAAAATATGGGAGAGTGACATGAAAGTAACACGCTTAAAGAGGGGCTATCGGATCAACCTATCTAACGCTGAATGGGCTGTCTTAGAAAGGACAGTGCGAGAGGGGATGGGTGCGACAGATTGGACTGAAGGTGGTTGGCACCGCGATCACATACCGCCAGATGAAAAGCGCATTATGACAGAGGCAGAAGTGGGCAACCGTCCTTGGATGGTGGTCACAGACGACAGGAGAGGGTAATGGGACAAGTATTTTGTGCCAATTGTGGCAAGGGTAGCAAAAAATCAACAGAAATCGCAGCGTACCCACGCAAGCATCCTTATGACGGCAATATGATTGTTGTGCAAACTAGACACTCACACCCAGAGGCTGCCAGACCTTGGACAGAGTACATTGTCTGGGATGGCGAAAGTTATGAGCCTTTCAACTACGGCCACTTTTGCACATATCGTTGCTCATGTAGATTTGCTAATGGAGCTTATGCGGCTGGCTTTAGAGTGGGAGAGTGACATGATTAAAGACACAATTTGTATGCTGTTGCTGATGGCATTTGGCTTGGCTTTTTTTACAAACGCCGTGACTACTGAGTATAACGTGTGGGCTTTGATTGTTCGCTTTGGGGGTGCGGGATGATGGAAGTTATTACATTTGAAGACGCTAAGGCGCGAGGGTTGGTGCGATACTTCACTGGCAAGCCTTGTAAGCGCGGTCATGTGTGTGATCGCTATGTGTCAAGCTATCATTGCGTTGAGTGCGGTAAGGATCGGGACAAAGAATGGAAAAAAAACAATCCCGAAAAAAGAAGCGCCGTGCAGCGTGAATACGCTCAAAGAAATGAGGTTGCGGTAGCTGCTAAAAACAAACGTTGGTATGAAAACAATTTGCATAAATATGTTGAATATAGGGCAAAACAAACGCCAGAACAAAAAGCCGCGAGAGCAAAGAAAGCGAAAAAGTGGCGCTTAAATACCATTGAAAAGCGCAACGCTGTTTCCAAGGCTTGGAAGCAAAAAAATGCTGACAAAGTGCGAGTTAATACCGCTGTTCGACGGAAACGTGTTCGCGTGGCAAAGCCTTCTTGCATCAGTTACGAACTTATAAAGCCTTTTTATAAAAAAGCGCAAACGCTTACTAATAAGATTGGCGTCTTACATCACGTTGACCACATCATTCCGCTACAAGGCGAAAACATTTGTGGCCTTCACGTGCCGTGGAATTTGCAGGTAATCACGGCTGAAGAAAACCTGCGTAAATCTAACAAATGGGAGACTAACTAATGGATTTTTCTAAACACTGCAAAATCATCAAGGATATGGATGAAAAAATTATGAACGGTGAGCGCTTGTGCGCTGACCTTGTTCAGACGCTGACCGCGTTGCGTGACGTGGTGGCTCAGTCTGAGGCGCATAACAGGAAGATGGCTGACCGCGTCAACGCAATAAAGAAACAGGCGGATGAATGGCGCGATCACGCCAGTCAGTTAGAGGCAGAGCTAATGGAAGAAAAAGCTATCCTCAGAGTTGCCCATCGCCACTTTACAAAAAGAATAAATGTTGCCAACCGCCGAGTTGGCATCTGGAGATCAAAAGTTGAACGCCTAAAAACCAATGGAGCAAAATAATGGTAGGAAAGAAAACACCCGACGACATCATAACCGCTTCGGTCATTCCGGTAATTATGAATATGTCGCCGTACAAAACCCCAAACGATCAGCTTGCCAAGGCACTAGCCTCAATCGAAGGCAAGCCTGATCCCGACCCATTCAACGGCAACGAAGCCTGTGACTGGGGTGACGCCTTAGAGAGCGTCATTCTCACCACCGCCGCTGAACGGCTCAACCTGACTGACCTGAAGCTGGAGCATGATGCCGTCTTCCACGACACGCTACCGTTTGCCGTGTCGCTTGACGGCACCGCTGACGGCGGGCTAGGGCATGAAGTCACCACAGACCCAGCCAAAGGCATCTATTGCGTTGACGGCCCTGTCTGGGTTGACGGCGTGGGCGTGCTAGAGAGCAAGTTGACCAGCAGTAAGCCCGAAGACCGCCCAGCGCCTCACAGGGGGCCGCTGCAACTCCAAGGGCAATTGATGGCCACCAAACTAACGTGGGGCGCTGTGTGCGTCTTATACGGCGGTATAGAGCTACGCGTCTTCCTTTACCAAGCCAACGCTGCCACACAGTCGCGCATCACCGACGAAATTGAGGAGTTTGAGCGACGCAAGTTTGACGTGGACTGGTATCCGATCCAGTCCAGCTCCGACGGCAATACCGCATATCCGCGTGTCGATGACGGTGCGCCGCCAATAACATTAGAGGGCGAGGACAACGACTGGCTGGCTCAGTTGGTCAATGCCAAGGATGCCAAGAAGGCTGCTGAGGGCGACATTGATGAAGCTGAGGCTATGCTGAAAGAACGCCTGGGCAGCCACGATGAGGCGGTCGGGGTGGTCGGTAATCGCTCTTACTATGTCAAATGGCCAATGCGTAACTTTAAGGCACAGCCGGCCAAGACGACACCGGCCAAGCCCGCACGGATTGTCCGGCAGTCAACGCTGACGATAAAGGAGTCAAAAGATGATTGAGTGGATATCTGTTGAAGATCGTATGCCAGAAAAAGATAAAAGCGTCGAATATAAAGCGACTTTGATGGAAGGGCATAGGGATGAATTTGTTATTGAGAGCGTGGGCAAGTTTGTTGGCTATTACGTTGACGAAGATGGCAAAGAGTGGAAGGGTATGCACATTTTTGTGAGCGACCGTAGTGGCGGTTGGCTTACTGGTGACGTGCAATTTTGGAGAGAGGTGCGTGATGATTGATGTTCCGCTGACAAAGAAGCAGGCGGAACTGCGGATTCTGATTGACCGCATGACCCGCCGGTACGGCTACACGCCGACCATCAATGAGTTGTCACAAAAGACCGGCAAAAGCTTCAGCCAAGTACACCGGCTGATGACCGGACTGGTCGAGCGTGGCGCGGCTGAGAAGGTTGCCGGCAAAGCCAGAGCGTTTAAGCTGCTATAGGGAGATGACATGCAAACAGAACACCTTAAACCCAACGACCTAGTCAGCGTGACTGGCCCAAGTGGCAGAACAGTCACGGCTATGGTCAGGCGGGTCGAGCGCATTGACGATGAAAGCTACAACGTAGTTTTTGAGGATATGCAGACAGCCGATAGATTTGACTATCAATATCTATACAAGTGAGTGAGGGGGCAAAAGCCCCCTTATTTCGTTAGGTTCTTCATCTTTTCAAAGCTACGCATCCCACCCAGACCCAACATGCCCAGCAATACAGTCATCAGGCTGTCCATATCAAAGGCTGGCATAGGTGGTATCTCAAGCCCCATATACGCCGTGATAAAGTCAGTGGCTGGAAATAAAACGAAATGCGCCATCAGGGCAATGCCGCAAGTCCATCCGATAAACGGACGCCACCCGGCCACAAAAATTGACCTGTGAGATGCCTCAGCCTTGTTGATCTCCAGTTGGCCCTTGGCCAGCTCTTGCGCGTGCTGGTCGGCCATTGTGGCTAGGTCGTGCGCCAGCTTGTTCTTCTGGTCTTTGTCTTCGATGAACTTGTCTAGCAGGCCAGTAACCGGCCCAATCAGTGCTTGTATCATGTTTTTTCATGCCCCATCCAAATTGCAAAAGCTCCGGTCATCGCGCCCATCACAACGCTAACAAAACCCATTTGAACGGCGTCTGGGTTTTCCAAGCTCATAAACCAGTCGGCGCAGCGCCAACCCATTATGCTAAACATAATTGTCATCAGGCGTGGCAATATAGCCCAGCGCCTTATTCTTTCGGCTGTCTTCTCACCCATCAGCCAGCGCCCTAAATCTTGCGGTGATCCGCTTCGCCCGATTTGGCGTTTGGTCGAACCAGCGCGAATCTTCAGCTTCGGCGGCTACAGTTAGCCACGCCTTCGGGTCTTCCATAGCCTCAGCAACGCCAGCCCACATTTTTACGAACTTAGAGCAGCGCGGGTAGCCGAGCTGGAAAGTCATGTTGCAGAGCGCCAATGCGGCTTCAGGATAGCGTAAGTCCAGCTCGTTGAAGTCAACGCCGACGTTGTCACACAGTCGGCGGCAGTCTTCAATCGTGACTGCTATATCCAGATTAAACCGTTGGCGCACACGATCCTCAGACACAGGCGTGCCAATCGGCTGGCCGTGTTCTGGGTCGTGTTCTTTTACCAACGCGCCAATCCCAAACGTGGGCAGGCCGAGACTGCACAAATAGATAATATGCTCGCCGTCGCTATTTTTTTTGACGCCTTCCTCAGCAGCGATTTCTTCTCTCAGCGTGTCTTTATTCATCGCCTCGTCTCCATAACAACCGCAACCGCTTTATCCCAACTATCAGTTTCTGCCTCAGGCGTGAAACGCGACGGCTGCACGCGCAGAGTGTATTGCCGTATGCTCGTAACCGGCATGAACAAGACCCTGCGGGCATCGGGGGAAACAAGGCAGAGAACATCGTAGTCGTCCTGTGTAGGTAGTTTTTTTGCTTTACAGCCGTGACCCAATTGGAAATGGTGATTCGGAGATCGACCAACTTTATAGCCCAATAAACTCGCAGTCTTTGCTTGTACTCGAATAAAATCTTGCCCATACCACGCTACCATATCTACCCGGTCTTGTTGTGCCATAGAGACACGCCACCCTAAGCTAAGGATTGCGGCTGCGGCGATATACTCGCCGATCAGTCCGGTTGTTGTTTCACTCATGCAAACCCAATGGCCCCGGCTGTTGATACCATAACTGCTACAAACAATCCTACCACAACAACCACCAGCGCGAAAACAGCCAGACCTATTTTCATGTTTTCGACCATCTCATTATGCCGTAATTGAGCCTGACGGCGAGCCTCTAACTGGGCGGCCTTGGCCTCCCTAATTCGCTTTGCTCGCTCATCCAAAATTGATTGCCACGTTCCGGCCCCAAACCGGTGGTCTGTCAGGCGGCGCACTTCTGCGACGTGTTCTGCGGCGATCTTTGCGTCGATCATTTCCTTGGCTACCGACTGAACACCGAATTGATCTGCCAGCCCGACGCCAGCCTTCTTGTTGTTGGCGGCCTGAACTTGAGCCTGCCCATTTAGCAGCGCGTCGATGTCATTGGCAATGACGCCGATATCCTTGGCGGTGCCGAGTGCGGATTTAATTCCATCCACGCTCGCTTTCACCAGAGCGATGCCAGCCAGCGCGGTGCTTATCGGTTCCATTATGACAGCATTCCCTTCTTCAGAGCTTGGCACCGCCACTTTTTAGGCATCATGCCGTGGGTCATCTCGCCAACGTCACGACCCATCTCCATAGCTCTGCGTTCACAGGCAGCGCGGGTGTCATAGGGGCCGCGAGTGTCGTGGAACTCTAGACAATCGGTAGGGTTTGCTATCGCACAGGCTAATACGATTGCCTTAAACATTGCCTTGGATGCGCTTAATGATGCGCTTTACCGTGTCGGTTTCGTAAATGCGAATGCAAATCCACACGCCAGTAAACAAAGCCACAACGTCAGGCACCATTGCCATATAGGCGGCAGCGGTGCCAGTGCCAGCGATAACGTCAACGATGACTTTGTTTTCCTCGTTCATTTAAGATTCCAACGCCGTAATCCGGGCTTCTAGTTCTTGAATAGTTTTAACCAACAGTGGCACTAGCTTACTCTGGTCAATACCCTGATAATCCGGCACAGACCGTGTACCCATAACCGCTGGTGTAACCTCGTTGCCATCGTCATCAAGCACCGCTGGTGTGACCTCGTATTCCTCATCCATCATACCATCGTGTGTGCCTGTGATTGCTTCTGGCACGACAGTCTGAACTTCGTGGGCAAGGAAACCATCGACAGGAACAGCATCATCGCCATCTGCAATCCAATCAAATCTTGCCGGACGTAACTGCTTGAGGCGTGTGGTTGCATCCCAGTTGTAGTTAACTGCGGTCTTTAGGCGATAGTCAGATGAAGTGGAATAATTTACAGTTGTGCTTCCATTGTGGCTAATTGCCCCAGCTTGTGCATTGGCTGAATTTCTAAAATATATATAATATCCACCAGTTGAAGTATATGTGTCATCCAAAGTAATGCCTTGTTTTGCTTGACCGTCAAAATCAACACTAATAACACCCGCAGCATTTACACTTGTAGTCCCAACCAGCAGATTGCCGCTGCTGTCGAGGCGCATTTTTTCACTAAAACCAGTTGCGTCTTTTGCTGTAGCGGTAGCAATCTTGAAGCCTGTGTTAGAATACAAGCTGGCGGGGTCTGATGCTGTCGCACCAGAAAACATAACTGCAAAATTAGACCCACCATCCAATGCTAGACTAGCACCTAATGAATCACCGTCTATATTAAGGGTTTTCTGTAACCCGCTTGGGCTTGAAGTGCCAATGCCCACGTTGCCTGACGCAATAATCGTGTCACCAGTTCCATCAGGGTCAATCGTGATATCGCCATTGGTGTCGGTGCTGCTGATGGTGTTGCCATCCAACTTTAGGTTATCGACCGCCAGCGCGTTAATGGCCTCAGTGCCTTCAGCAAAATCCTTCAAATGGCTCATTTGTTCCCGAATAGCGTTGTTGACATTTGACGGCAACATTCCCTCCGCCACAGAAACCCCGCCCACATCCAAGTTCCCAGATGCCGTTGAATCATAATCTACCAGTTTATCTTTTGCCATTATCTTCTCCTAAAGGGCGACTACCCATTTATACCATAAATCTAGCGCACGCGCACCGCGCGTCCGTCGGATGTCTTGGCAAACGTCACAGGGTTGCCCTGACGATCCGTCACAGTCTCATAGCCGACGATGTTGCCGCCAGCTTGGGCGGAGCTGATGGGTGAAGGCACCTGCTGAGATAGTAGGCCGCCTGCTGCTGGCGCTCCGTATCTGAGTGCAGCGCCCGGTGCCTTAATCATACCTCTTGCCAACTTACGACCCGGCGCGTTTCTGTATAATCCACTTAATAATATTGACGCTGGCACGCCAAGTCCGGTGCCGAGTGGATCGCGTATAAGGTCTGAGAGGGCTTGCCTCTCCGCTGAGCCGCTTGATGGCACGCTTGGGCCAATGACCTCGCGCGCCTGTCTAGCTGCCGCTTTGATTGGGTCGGTCGGTGCCTTCTTTTTCATTTGCCGCAAAAGCTGTGTCGGCCCAAACATGCCCGCCTTTGACAGTGCGCTTTCCTTGGCCTTTTCAATTGGGCGCATTTGGCTAAAGGCTTTGTTGATGTTTTGCAAATCCGGCACGTCTGGGTTTTGAGCAGATATTTCAGCTCTTAGGGCGTCTCTGAACTCTTTTACAGCTCTGCCGATTCTGCCTTCTTTGCCGCCTTTGTTAGCTGTTGAAAACACCTCAGATGTTAAATCTGTCTCAACGTCTTTAAGGGTTTCTTTGGACAGCTTTCCACCAGACACGTTTCTTTGCACCAAGTCCTTTATTATGTCGTTAAACTCTTTTGCGTCGGCAGCGTTTAGCTGCCTTCTTGCAGCTATCTCTGTTGCCTTATTTGGCAGCACAGAGGCGTCGATAGACAGCTTTGGCACAACCTTACCATAAGCGTCGCTAACAGCCTCAGAGGCTGCCTCGACCAAGTCTTCGCCCTCTAGGTTTTTGGGCAATTTAGCGCCAATTGGTGCGACGGCAGTTTCGACCATATCGCGATTAAACGCCTTCATTACGTTTTTCTGCTGGCCTTGGATCATTTCCTGAGCAAACGGCAGGGATATTTTTTCTTCAATAGATTTGGTTACGCCGCCCAAAGCCTGACCGGGTGTCAGGGGATAACCCTTTTTCATCAAGGCGCGTGCGCCCTCTGTTATCTTGGGGCTTATCGCCTGACCGGCAGCCGCAGTTGCCAATCCAAGCGGTGCGCCTATAGCGCCGCCAACAATTCTTTCCTCTGGGGTTTCTCCGGTCGCGGCTCCGTAAATGCCGCCGCCGATTGTTCCAGCAGCTTTTGTGCCTAGTTTTGCAGCCGCAGCGCCCGCACCGCCAGTCAACAAAGAGCCTAATATCTCAAAGCCGTATGCTTTGACTGGGTCTGTCTCTTTGAACCTAGCCAAACCTTCGCGTATCTCATTTGCCGCATCTTCGTATGACTTGTCAGACGTAAACGCCTTATAAGCGCCGTATATCTCGTCTGAGAGGCCAAACGTCATGCCCTGAGCAGCCGCACGGCCAATATCAGCCGCAATGTCCATACCAGTGCGGGCAGTGCCAGACTGAAGTTTCTTTTTAGGTGAGAGCGTGTATTTTGAAGCCATTTAGTCTCTCCCTAGAATCTGGAACTCACCAGCACGACCATTATAGAAAACATCACCTTCCTTTATGGCTCCGCTTTCAACAAGAGCATCAAGGTCGTCTTGGGTTTTTGCCCTTTGGTAAAACGCACCAAGTTCTGCGTCTGCCGCTTCTTCAAAACCAAGAAGGTTTTTGTCTTTCTTCAAAGTCTTGCCCATTAAGGTCAAGCGCTTTTTGTTGTAATCCATTAGCTGCTTGAACATCTTGGCTATTATCAAGTTGCCCTCTGGTGTGTTAGTCATCATAGGCGCTGCTTGAGCAAAGAAGGCCATATCCCTGTCAGATGATGCACCTGATCCTGTGACACGCATCCTCGGAACCATATAAGACATTGCGCTTCTCAAGACTTCTTGGTCACGCAAACTGCTCACCTGCTCATCCGATAAAAATCCTAGCTCTTTGCCAAGTTGCCGCAATCCCATCGTGGCACTCTGTATTCTACCTGTTTCAGCGCCACCCTCTATCAAGTCAATAATCTGCATGACCCTTGGCGCTAATGTAGAGTCTGTTTTGATGTCTGTCTGCGCTTCTTTGATTGTGGCAAACCCAGCCTTAATGCCTTCTTTTAGAAACTCGCCCTCACCACCTGTCATAATTGTCGTACCGGGCTTTGTTAGCGCATCCATTATGATTTTCTGCCCCTCTGGGCTATTTGGATCAATTCCCGCAGCAGCCAAGTTTTTCATAAGGCTAGTTGTGTCAGGCCGCATAGCTTTGGCGTACTGCGCCTCAGCTAATAGCCGGTCAATAACTGACTTTTGAGACGCCGCCTTCTGAGCCGCAATGCGATCCTCAGCGGCAGTGTAAGCCTTCATGCCAGCAGTACCCATACGGCCTAAAACCTGACCGAGCGAGACCGGGCGGTCTTGGTAGCCTGAAGCCTCAAAGCCAGCGGCGGCAGCGCCCAACATGCCCTGAGCGCGTGGCTGCATTAGCTTTTGGCCAAATGTCATCCCAGCCGCTGGCTGCCCAGCCGCTGCGGTTGCAGGGGTCGGCAAGCCAACCTGACCAGCTCTTGGCGTCATGCGAGACGCCTGAGCGCGGCGCACAACTTCCTGCATTAGCGGCGATAGTCTTTGGTTTGCCAGCATTGGAGACTGAGGCGGGGTAGGTCGAGGCAAAGCCATTGGCGGGGTCATCCTCTGAGGGGTTTGATACCGACGCATAATGTTTGCCTGCGGCATAGTCGCTCTGCCTTGAAGCAGTCGGTTGAATCTGTCGTAAACGCTCATGCCCTAACCCCTAACCTAAAAGCCCGCTGAGACCGCCAACGACAGCGC